ACCATTATCGGCTTTGACCCAGCAATGACTGGTAACTCAGCATTCGTGGTAATTAATTATAACGCTGCTGATAGCCGTATATATGTGCTTGACTGTGTAAACATGTCGGAGCCTACACCTGCAAAAATTAGAAACACAATTGAAGAGTTGGTTATTACACACCGACCTAATGAGTTGCGTGTTGAGATTAACGCACACCAGAAGGGCTATGCCCTAGATGATGATTTGCGCAACTGGCTTGCCCAGTATGGCTGTGACTTAAAGCCACACTTTACTGGTAAGAATAAATGGGACACAAATATGGGCGTAGCATCTATGTCTACGTTCTTTGGAACAATGCGTGAAGGTAAGTTCCAAAACAACAACTCAATAGAGTTCCCATCTACTGAAGGTTCTGAGGGCATGAAAGCCCTACTTCAACAGTTGATGACATGGAAGCCAAACACTAAGGGCAAGACCGACTGCGTTATGGCTTTATGGTTTGCCGTACTTAGAGCAAAAGAACTAATGCAAGCGTCTTCATTTACTAGTCGCTACAAAGAAAACCGTTGGGCTACTAAAGCACAACTATCAAAACGTCAATCAATCAACCTAGACGCTGCCTACCAAGAGCAGTGGCAAGAACAATTTGGATAGGAACTACTATGGCTACACCACAAGATAAAGCACGTAAGGCGCGTAACTTAGCCAATGAAACATTTGGCGGGGTTAGTCCTAGCAAAACTCGTAAACTTGTAAACCAAAATGCAAAGGCAGCAGGTAAGAAACTTAGTGTAGCAGAAGAAACACGTGCTGCAAAAATTATGCAACCACGTCGTCAAAATGACCGTAACCGCACAGCGGCTCGTGGAACATTTATTACAGGTCCTAACTCTCCTGCATCAAAGCGTGCAACTAGAGCAAGAGTTACAGCCGCAGTTGCTGGACCAAAGACTAAATCTTCAGCAAAGAAAAAAGGTAAGTAACATGCCAGCACCAATTGTAGGAGCAGCAGTTGCAGCAGCAACTCGTTTTGCTGCAAAAAAGATTGCACAAAAAAAAGTAAAACAAGGATTAGCAAAAGCCGCTTCAAGAAGGACTGCAAGGATTGCAAGCAATAGTGTAAAGCCTGTTAAGGCTGGCGCTGCTAACGCAGCCAAGTTCAATCAAGGAAGCATGATGCGAACTACTGATGCAGCAACTGGTGCTGCTGCACGTAAAGGCGCTGCGCGTCTTGGTGTAACTGGCAAGAAGGGCGTACAGCCTCCAGTAAAAATTAGAACACAACAAAATCTTAGTTCCAAAAATGTAAAAGATGGCGTAAAAGAATTAAAAGCAGATGCTGTTCGTCGTTCAGGTCAGTGGTCAACACATCCTGGTGCTGCATCTTATAAGAGCAGTCAGCGTTTGCAAAAAGGAAAGTGGTCTTCAAAAAGACAAATTGCTAAGTATCAAAAGCAAGAAGTCAAACAAGACATTAAAGCAAATGCTCGCGGTCTTAAGGCTGCTAATAAGCCAGTATCAAAAAATAATTCTGGGCAAACCGCTAGCAAACTAAAAGTAGATATTCTAAAACGTGCTACACCAGCACGTGCTAATCGCACTCGCCTTGGCAAAAGCGCACTTAAGTCTAAGTAATTTTTAATCAATCGTTAGGACAATAATGTTATCAGTTAAGCAGATTGCGGCGCGTGTTGAGTCGCTTAAACACCGCGCACGCGAGCGCGATTCTAGACATGAAGATGTCCTAGCAGTACGTCGTGGTCAAATTTCTAGCGTCTATCCTGACTTCTTTCCAGAAGGAGTAGATGCAAACGTAGTAGCAAACTTTATTGATGTTGTTGCACGAGACCTGTCTGAAGTTATGGCTCCGCTTCCAGCGATTAACTGCTCTGCAATTAACCAGGTTGAGGATAAGTCACGTAAGTTTGCTGACACTCGTACCCGTATTGCTGCAAACTATTTCATTAATTCAGATTTACAAGTGCAGATGTATACTGGTGCAGACTGGTATCTCACATTTGGTTTCGTCCCTTTCATTATTGAATTCGACGAAGAGGCAAAACTGCCGCGTGTTCGCATAGAAAACCCTGTAGGTGCTTACCCAGAGTATGACCGCTATGGACGCTGCATTGCTTTTGCCAAGAAATACCGTATGACAGTTGCCGAATTAGTGTCTCAGTTCCCTGAGCACGAAGAAGGCATTCTTGGTAAAGATGGCTATGAGCAAGACATGAATAGTTATTTAACTGTCATTCGATACTACGATAAAGAACAGTCTGTAATTTATGTTCCAGACCGTAAAAACTACGCAGTATCAACAGCGGTTAATCCGATAAAGAAAATGCTAGTTCACATTGCACGTCGTCCATCTATCGATGGCGAAATGCGTGGACAGTTTGATGATGTACTTGGTATTCAATTGCTTCGAAATCGTTTTGCATTACTTGCAATGGAAGCAGCAGAAAAGTCAGTACAAGCACCACTTGTTTTGCCTAGCGATGTTCAAGAGTTTGAGTTTGGTGGCGATGGTGTCATCCGTACAAATAACCCTGCTGGTGTTCGCCGCGTAGAACTTCCTATTCCTGCTGGAGCATTTAACTCACAGCAAGTTTTGCAACAGGAACTACGTACAGGAACACGCTATCCAGAATCCCGTAGCGGTAATGTTGATGCGTCAATTATTACTGGTCAAGGTGTGCAAGCACTCATGGGTGGATTCGATACGCAGGTTAAGTCTGCTCAGGCTATCTTTGCTTCAGCACTTAAGAATGTTATTTCAATCTGCTTTGAAGTTGATGAAACAGTATTTGATGAAAAGAAAACAATTCGTGGCGTAGATGCTGGTGCACCATATGCACTTGAGTACACACCATCTAAGAATATTAAGGGCGACTATTCTGCAGATGTACGCTACGGCATGCTGGCTGGACTTAATCCAGCACAGGGACTTATTTTTATGCTTCAAGCATTGGGTGGCGATTTAATTTCCGTTGACTTGGCTCAACGAGAAATGCCGTTTGGCATTAACGTCACACAGGAACAAGAGAAGATTGAAGTTGAAAAACTTCGTAAGGCTCTCATTGGTTCTCTGCAAGCATATACACAAACAATTCCACAGATGGCTTCTCAGGGACAAGACCCACTACCTATCATTCAGAAGATTGCTATGGCAATCAAGGGACGTAAAGAGGGTAGACAAATTGAGGATGTTATCGAGGAAGTGTTTACACCAGAGAATCCTCCTGCTGGTGCTCCAGTTGAGCAACCCGTCCCCTCTGCTCCTGGCGCTCCAGTAGGAGGCGCTCCTGCACAAGCACGACCAGATTTGCAAATGCTTCTTAGCCGTTTGAGTTCAAGCGGTGAAGCATCAGGCTCGGCACAGATTAGACAACAGCAAGTATTATAGAGAGGATAATCATGGCAGCACGTAAGAAGCCAGTACGTAAAGCGAAAGTACAGACAGTTCTTAGTGATGATTACTCTCCACTAGAAAAACACTGCATTGCAATTAATGAATATTTTAAGGCGTTACGCGTAGCAGGATTTTCTGAAGCAATTGCATTGTCAATGATTCAGAGTGTTGAATCTTATCCTAACTGGATTATTCCAGACCTACCAAACAAAATTGATAATATTCCATATGATGATGAGGATGATGACTAATGGCTGAAACAAGAGGCGGATACCGCAAGCCAGACATGCCTGCACCCACATCAGGTCCTGGTGCGCTATCACAGCGCACAGATGGTGGACCAGCGCAAGGTGCTAAGTATATGTCAGGACTTCCTTATGGTGAAGGGCGCTCAACATATGACCAGCAAACTGCTGCTCCTATGGCTGGTTCTGCACCGACACCGCCAGCACCAGAAATGCCAAGCGGACCACCAATGCTTTCTCTTAACGACCCAACACAACGACCAGATGAACCACTTACTGCTGGATTAAATATTGGCGAAGGTCCTGGTTCAGAAGTTATGAACGTTCCAAATCGTTCACAATCTTTAGTAGATACCATTCGTTATCTTACACAGTTTGACCCATCGGGAGATGCGGAATTAATTTATAGGACACTCACAGACCAGGGGTACTAATGCGCTATCTAAAGCCAGTTGTCGCTGAAGTATCTCCTAATATTTATACTGCTGCAAGAACTGCAAACCTAGAACCTGCTCAGATTAATCAAGTAGAGCAGATGAGTTACGCAATTAAAAAGCACCGCCAGTTAGCAAAACTAGATAACAATATGGCGCGTAAAGAATTTGATAGACTCAATGGTAAGGCACAAGAGCAACTAAAGTTTTTGTTTAAAGATGCAGACTATCTGCAACCAATGCCTAGTGCTGCAGATAAAGTGCAAGGAGTTTTAGGCGGAGCCTTAAAGGTTGCTGCTAGCCCACTTATCGGTTTGTTTAAACTTGGTGGGCAATACAACCGTTTAATTAATACACCCTATAAGGTTGCTCGTCAGGTAGCCCAAGGCGAAGATATGTTTTCTGGAAAGACATGGACTGATTCTTGGAATGGCACAGACATGTATGATGTCGCAGCACTTGATAAAGCCAAAAAGTACTTTGGTGATGCAGATGTGTTTGTAGCACAGGGACTTCTTGATGGTAAGACACCTGGAGAAATCCTAGAGTCATATGGCAAAGTTGATGAAAAGGTTCTTGCTTCAATTCAAAAAGCATATGATGATTCGAAGAACTTTAAAGAAGTACTTGACAATGTAAAGTTTGCACAGATTAGTCCTGGTCGAGATATTGTTCGTATGCTAGGAACTAAGCCACCTAGAGGTGGCGGAATGACCTACGACTATGCAAATGATAACGATAGTCGTATCTCTGGAACTATTGACTTTATTTACCAAATTGCTATTGACCCACTTACATGGTTAACTGGTGGTCTCAGCAAGGGTATTACTAAGGGTGAGCGTATTAAGAACAGCGTTCTTCGCGCTGTTGATAGCGGTATTCCTATTGAGCGTGCCGTAGAAACTGCATTTAGAACTGAACCAAAACTTACTAAGTTGTGGGAGCAGGACCTTGGTCCAGCAATTAAAAAATACAATGATGCGACTGGTGCTGCTAAGGCGGAAGCCTTTAGAGAGATTTCTACAAACTTTCCTGGCTATGCCAATCGTGCTGCTGTAGAAACACTAGCACGCGGAAAAGTATTTAATGCTGAAAAAGCCAAAAAGTATTTTGAAGATGCTTCTAATCTTCACCTAATGCTTTCTGGTCGAGTTGATGGTATTACCTACATGCGTAATGGCGTAGTTGTTGCAAAGACTCGTCGCTTGTTTGGTGAAAACTTTTCCAAGTATCTTGATGGTGTATTTAACAGCACATCAAAAACTACATTTGCTGGTGCGGGACGCAATGCAGATGAAGTTGATAAGGCTTTAGAGCCTATTATTAAATCTTTACTTAATCCAGAAGATGCGGTACGCCGTATTACTTCACCAGATAAAGCAGACTTTGGCGTTGTTCTAGAAGCCAACAAGCAGATTCAACGCTGGAAGAAGGTCGGGCAAATGATTGCCCGTTCCCCAGCAGGAGCAGAAGTTCGCACTGGTCGCAATGCAGTTGAGACTGCAGCAAACTTTACTGCGCGTGCTCGCATCTTGCTTCCACGTGATATGGCTGAAGCGCTAACTGTTAAGTTCCTTGCATCAACCGCTGATGAGCAATATGTTATTTTGCGTAACCTAGATGCCGCAACAATGTACTCAATGGGTCTTGGTGGCGAGACACGTGGCGTTGAACTAATTGAAAAAACTTTGCTATCTAAGTATGGCTCAACATCTGGCTTTGCAAATAAAATAGATTCTAAGATTAACCCAGAACATGCAAAGTTTATACCAGATGGTGCTGTAAAGCAGAACGAAAATGGTTTGTATGTAGATGGTATTGGTCCAATTCACCCATACCAGTCTACTTGGGCTGTTGGTTCACTACCATATGACGAGATTGGCTCCATGATTTGGAGCATGAAAGCATCAAAGAACAACATTATCTATGCTGCAGGTGGTGCTACTCAGGGTGCATTGGCTAAAAAAATAGTTGATGCTTGGTCTATCTTAACTTTGTTCCCACGTTTGGGTATTCGTTCCGCAATTGATGAAGCAACAATGTTTGCTTTGACTGCACCATCACGCGATTTGCGTGCATTTGCTTTGGGTGCTGGTCGTAAAATGTCAAACGTAACTAGAACCTTTACAGGTTCTAAAGATGCTACTGGTCCAATCCGTTCTGGATTGCAAAAAGTGCTCAATAAGACGGGTGCTAAGGTTAATGCCGTTAAGGTAATTGGTGAGCGCACTCGAATTAACTCTGAAGAAGCCTTATCTATTGAGGCACGTGTCAATGCTATTCAGGCAAAGGCTAGAGAACTAAAAACAGACCCAGAACTTTTGACAAATATTGAAAAGCGCGAAGCGGTTATTGACGAAGTTATGTCATTGTATAGCCGTTACATAGACGCAGATGGTGCTGAGTATCTACGACAGGCATACATTCATCAGCCAGAGGCTTTGTATTCTGCAGCCAACTCTATTGTTGGTCGAAGCGGTCTATCAGGTGCATATGGCGAGGACGTTCAACGTGCAATACTGACACCTTCACAGTTAACTTTGGCATACGAAGGTATGAATGTTAAACTTAATAAGGCTTCTAAGGAAATTGACATTTCAACGCTTAATGAGCGTGAGGCTGTCCTAGTTCATTTTGAAAAGTTTGTTAAACAGTTTGTAGGAAACAAGTACAAGTTTAACGAACAGACAATTATTAATCCATCAAGACTATTTTTCCAATACAAGGGCTTTAGACCTGGGGTTATTGACGAAAAAAGTGGTAAAGAAGTATTTGAAGCAGCACTTGATGATGCAATGTTTTCTCTTGGCTACAAGTTTAACGGCTTGTCAAATATTTGGGAAAAGCCAACAGGCTTTCGCGCTAAGATTGCCGATGAATATCTAGAAGGTAGTGCTAATACAGTATTCTTGCGTTCGCAAGGACGCACAGATGCAGACATTACACGCATTCAACTAAGCCGTATGTTTACTGATATGTTTGAAACCTTTAGTGGTGGCGTAGATAACTTTAACGAGAACTTATGGAATCTAGTTCAGAAGAATCTAGATGATATGACATCTGATTTAAATCGTAAGATTACTTGGAACCAAGCAGTTGCAAAG